CATTTCTTCTCTATAAGTATATCTTATGAAGTTTGCTTTATGAGATAACCCTTCGGCTATCCTTAAGAAACATTGTGCTATGTAGTCAGGAACTTTTGGTAAAGTTATTTCATCTTTTCTACATTCTTCTAAGTGTCCAACATAGTCAACTACTGCTTGTGAAAACTGCGCGTTATTGACATAGTGTATGCTTTTTCTGCGGGCCATAGTTAATCCTTTATTTTATAGTACTATTATACACTAATTTTACGTAAATGTACAATACTTTTTTTTCTTTTAAGAAGCGAAAATAACGGTGTACATTTGCTGAAAAGTGTGGTAAAATAAGATAGTATATCTGAGGAAGAGGGGATATACCCTAGTGCATTGTATCTTTCGGCTTAAATTTAATTATGTTATTGTCGGCTGAATCCGGAAATTCATCTTCTATCATGCTACCATATTTACTAGTAAGGTAGTCGTCAAGTTCTTCATCCGTTAAATCACGAGTTTCATGATTTACTTCATCTAAATTAGCCCAAACACCTTTACGAGGTATGCCAGGTTTTTTAAGATCTTGTTTTATTGCCGTTAGGCATGTGTTATAATATTTTAACATAGACTTAGTAGGTGAAGATGTTACAATAATATGAGTTGAATTTAATGATTGTAATTCTTCTGGATCATCTTGAAAAGCTATCCAAGGTCTTAATGCAAAGAATCTTATTCCACGAGTGTAATCTTCTACACTTACTATTTTAAGTGCTTTCTTTATTACTATCTCATCAGTTTCTTCATCATTCCACGCTGCGATTTCACAAACTATTTCATCATTGTTAGTTAATTTAAATTGCTTTACATTCTTACTCATAGTTCCACTCTGTATGTTTTATGTGTAAATTTTTCTCTACCGTAAATTCTAAGTCTTTCATCTGCATGTAATATTCCATAATTTTTACGTGACTTCCAGCTTATATCATCTACTATATCGTATAGTGTAGTGGACTTGCCGTCATCAGTTTTTCTCAATCCTCTTCCAATACTTTGCAAAACTCTTATCTGTGATTTTGATGGAGATGCAAATACAATATTATGAAGATTCCTAATATTTATACCGGTGCTAAAGGTTCCAAGCGATGCTACTATAACAGAATCTTTTTGTTTTTCTACTATAGCTCGTATGGCTTCTCTATCTGTAGCTGCAGTATTACCTGATACAAAAAAAATCTTGCGGTCTTCATCTGCTTTTTCTTTAATCAATGCATATAAAGGCTTACCGTGTTTTTCAACGTAATTATATAATACCAAAGTATTACCTTTTAAATCAAGAGTAAGATTACGTATAAATTTATTTCTAGATTTATGAGACACTACATATTGTAATTCATCTTGATACGTTTGTTTACCGAATGTTTTTCTTATATCTTCTTTATGTTGTAATACTATTCTACGTATTTCTAATTTAGCAAGTGTATCATCATCTTGTAATTGTCTTGTACTCGTTACTCTATGTATTTTACCGAACAATCCTTGTAAAACAAGTTCATGTGTTTGTGCACCATCTAATGTACCAGTTGTACCAAACCTGTATTCAGCTTCAATACACTTATTCATTATAGATGTCAATGACCTTGATTTAAATCCATGGCACTCATCACCAAACACTGAACCGAATCTTTCAAACCAAGCTTGTGGAAATTTATATATCGATTGCCACGTGCTTATAATAACTCTTTTACTTGTATTCTTATCTTTACCTGAATATATTCTATGACAATTCGCTTCTACGTTATATCCATAAGTTTTAAAATCATTATACATCTGTTCAACTAACGAAGTAGTCGGTACAATAACTAGAATGTTTTTATCTTCAAACGATGATAAAAGATAACGCATTAACACGTATATTATAAGTGACTTACCAGAACCTGTTGGAGAAAGCAGTATAGCATTCTTTCTTTGTATTCCGTGACAAACCGCATCAAATTGGTAGTCTCTAATTTTAAATGGAAGCTTCAATGCTTCTACAAACTTCATCATGAAATCTGCGTTTATTGTATTACCTTCATTAGGATTTCCATATTCAGAATCATCTATTTCAAGTTCATATTCACGCGATTCAGCAAATGCTAAAATCTGTGGAAACAAACCTGCAGGTATTTCACCCGTAGTCTGATTGAATAATCTTATTTTTCCATCCCATATTCTATTACGATAGGCAGGCATAAATCTATAACCGGGTACAAAGAAAGAAAAGAACTCTCTTAGTTCGGTGCTTACTGATCTATCACACATTAAGTGGATAGTTGAATGATTTAATTTCCTGACTCGAATTGTTTCCATTTGATTATGTTCGATATTGTTTGATGTCGCCATTTTAAATTGTCTATTATCTCTGTTAATGTATCATTTACAGTTTTCCAATATTGAATTTTTTCTTCGGTCTTTTGTATTTCTGGATCACTTTCATAATAGTAATCCATTTCACCTTTTAATACTTTCAATCCGTCAAACGGATCTGGATTCCAACCTTTTTCTTCTAAAGTTTTTTGATCCATCTTACCATTATAATATAACCACTTGTCTTTTAAAACTTTCTTTTGCTCAAACTCTGCACGTTTTAGTTCTAGCTTAGCGGTTGACCAATACTGTAAATATTTTGAATGTAATGCTGGGGTTTGTTTAGATGTTTCATCTAATTGTGTATTATTAATAGTGCAGTCTTCTGCCCACATGTTGTGGATCTGTTTCAAATCAATCATAATCTCTCCAATAGTATTATATATTAACTAGTTAACTTGCCAGTTACAGAAAATGAATCTGAATCGACCATTGCTCCTGTAGCAGTCTTATGTAGTATATCAAAGTATGTAAATCTAAATGATGCTCCAAATGTAAGAAATGATTCACCGCCAGATGTGGCTTGAAATTGTATGTCTGTTAAAGCAACAGGTATACAATCTCTATAAACGATTCTTACGACTGGATTATTAGAACTCGATAGTATAGATAAAGTGATGTCAGACGTAGCAGGTGGTTGCTCAATCTTTGCTTTAAATCTATCTACCGGAGTAGTCATATCCTGATCTAGTACTCTTCTCATCCAGCTATGCATCTCTCTATAAGATTTCATATCTTCATCTAATATGATATTAGCTAGCATTTCATTATAAGTTAACTTATCACCTATAAAAGGTATTGCAGCTATTTTCTTATATTGCAAATCTGCGGTGTTCATGATCACACCAGCATGAGTAAAATCCTGAATAAAAAATTCTAGATTTGGATAATTAGTTCTATCAATAACCAACTTAAAGCCTGTTGGTTGTAGATAATTAAAGTTATTAGTTAATGCCATGATTCTATTTATACGAAAAAAGAGGAGCCGAAACTCCTCTCTTAACTTTTAACCATTAAGGTTTATGCACCTAGAATGTTATCAACTCTGAAACTTCTATAGTACTGGTTAGTTCTAGCTGTTGCTAGTCCATCAGCAGGTGTGCTACCTACGAATGGGTTTGAGACCATACCATATCTGGTTTTGAAACCAATTTTTGGCTGGAATGTCTCTTCACCAACAGCTCTGACCATTGTTAATGGTACATAAGGACAATAGAATACACCGGCATCATATGGATTTGTGCCTTTGTAACCTACTGTAATATAATCTGTTGTTGAATATGGGTCAATGTAGACTCTCATTCTGCCGTTTAATACACCAGCGAATGTGTTACCTGTGTCATCTACCTGTAGGTTAGTTGACATTGCAGGTGTGTAGTCTAACATACCGGAAGCTGCTAATGCTGATGCAGTGTCAGATGAGCAGATCATAAAGTTACCTTTACCCCTACGTGTCTCTTTTGCAATTACGTTAGCTTCTCTTTCGATTTGAAGGATTAACCCTTTGAATTTTTCTACTGACCATCTACCATCAGCATCTGTCTGTACGTTGAAGATACCGTTAATAGCTGTATTTGCCTGTAGTGCTCCGATTTTAGCTTGTGAGTTAACAGTTCTGATAACTTCTCTGTTGATCTCAGCTAAGATTTCAGTTGACAAGATATTTGCCAATTCTGTCTC